TTCGTCGTTAATAACGTCAAGGTTTAACACGGTCACCCCTCCAATGTGTTCAGCACGTCTTGACCTCGATGTGCTTAGACTTCTTCTTGTATTTTTCATGCATTTCGGGCTGGCACAGGTAGACAGCTGCTAAATCATAGTCTGTGGAGGCGAGCTCGGCTTGTTTGCGGCTTGCTCTTTTTAACTCCCGGTCTACATCCTTTACCAGCTCTCCGACTTTGCAGGCTGCCGCAACTTCGCCAAGCTCCATGAGATTTGTGTATGCTTTCTCGTAAAGTTTTTTGGTTTCGGCTTCCCATTCGCACCAGCGGCTAAAGCCATCACGGACAGCTCTTTTCTTAGTACCCGCGTCAACTTCCTGCCTCGTGTACCCGCGCCATGATGCGGGTGTTACTTCAGGATTCTTCGCTGCGTTCTCAGGTAGTAGCTTGTTGTAATGGCTTATATAGTACCTGACAAGCCCTCTGCGCTCGCTGAATTCGCACATGGCGTGATATTCGTGGCAGCGCTTGAAGCCGTGCAGGTTGAGGAAATCATAATACTCCGCGAACTGGTCATGAAGCATTATACCCTCAATCATGTGTGTATTTATCTCTGCAAATATCTCGGCTACGGTCATTCCTAAGTTCCTCCAGTATCTTTGTGAGTGAGCGGATTCGTTACAGCTTTTCGACTGTAACGGCAAGGTTACTGATTACCGACGCGACACCGCCCAGCAGTATAGACAGTATGGAACTGTCGCAGCCACAGGCATTGCGAACTATGGCAGTTATGCCGATGTTAACAGCGTCGCCTATTGCCGCTGTCTGAGAACCTGTAGCGCCGACGATAGCGACGCCATCTTTCTGTGCTGTTATAGAAACTGTGCCCGCAGCAGTGGGAGCTACAGTCGCTGAGATGTTAACGAGATAATACCCCTGACCGTAGAGTGTGATTGTGTTGCCGTCCTGTCTGATGTTTGGGCCGTATCTACGGGTAGTAACGCCAACGGGTATAATGCTTCCCACTGCAACAGTGGGATTAGTTGTGTTAGTGGTGTAAATTGCACTTTTACTCATGATAGTGTTCCTTTCAATATAAATTAATGGGGCGACTATTGCCGCCCCATTGTAAGCCTCGCCAAATAGGGCGTGTGTTATACATCAATTAGATGTTGTTGCAGCCGCACGAATTGCATCCGCAGAAAGGGGAAGCTCCTGCGTTGTAAGTGTATCCCATAGGGTATCTTACGACGCCGCAGAAGCGACTGTCCATTTCAAGGCTGGAAACCTTGTCGCGGAGAGCCTGAATTTCGTTGGTCTGGATGAGCGCACGTGTAGCCTCACCTTCTGCATGGATTGCAGTGGTAATATCGCAGGTCTGGCGATCCATCTGTGCTGCCATGTTGGCAGTCGCAAGACGGTTATCGCAGCAGCACTGAGCAAGCTGAGCCTGGATGTTGTTACCGGTCTGCATGATGGTAGTGTTAGTACCCGCCTGAGCGAGTGCTACCTCCTTACCGAGCTGGCCGATGCCGCCCTGTATGTCGTAGCCGAGGCTGCAGATGCCGTTTCCGATGCTGGTCAGGCGGTCGTTGAGCTGGCCAAACTGCTGACCGAACAGGATTTCCTGCTGTGAAGCAGCAGTAGCGTACTGACCGTATTCACCCTGTCTGTTGCCCCAATTGTTGCCATTAAAGCCCCAGAAGAGGAACAGGAGAATAACCCACCATGCGTTACCACCGAATGCACCGTCGTTATCCCTTGTAACAGCGGCGAGGTCAGAAAGCGAATAATTGTCCATTGTCATTTTCCTTTCGTTAATGTATTATAAAGCGTTGCGCACCGCCTTATTTCAATATCCCCTGCAAGCTCTGCGCTTGCCGTTTAAGCTGCTCAAACTGAGCCTGCGACATTTTACCACTCTTCAAAAGCTCCTGCACGATAACCTGCGGGTCCCTACCCTGCAGCTGCTTCTTAAACTCGGCAAACTGCTTTAACATCTGAATAGGATTACTATTCGGAATCGCCGGAGTGTTTGCTTGCATTGCCTGTAGTATCGGATTTACCATTTAACATATCCTCCAGTCTTTTCACACGGTTCTCAAGATTGCCCACGTCAACAGCGGGTGCGGGCTGGTATGGTGTTATGCTATAGGGTACGACAGTCTTATATCCTGCACCGTCGGACTGCACCAGCCATACTATCGGCGCAGATTCGTCAAGCAGCAGCGCCGAACTGTTGGGTGCTAGCTGGTACGCCCTCGCGCCATTCTCCCCATTAACTTTAGTGATTTCGGAGCGGGCAGGCATCTGACCGTTGTACTGCTGGCTCATGTAGGGGTTATATCCTGAATAAGGATACCCAGAGTTGTAGTTGTACATATCGTTCCACCTCTCTTTTCGTTATTTTTATTATACCACGTGAGGACGGTCTTGCGCAATGTAAGAGCCGTGCAGTTTTTAATCGGGTTTACATACACAAAAGGCGGGGTCATGCGACCCCGCCTAACAGCTGTTCCACGTGGAACAATTATATGTGTTTGTATAGCTGCTTTTCGCGCTTGTACACGATGTTCTTTACCTGACGAACGGACATCTCGGCTGCCTCGGCTAAGGCTTCAAACGTCAACCCATCGAGCAATCGCAATTTCAGGATACGTCTGTCACGCTCTGAAAATACCCATTCGTCAATCAACCTCTCCCACTCTGAGCGAGGCTTTCCGCAGTCCTCTATCTTCATAGTCAACCCTTCTTTACTTTACCTAGCCCTTTGCACGTCGGACACTGTTTGTACTGGGCTGACGGGCTTGCTTTGCGTACTCGTGTTTTTATGGTCCTTTTGATGCTAACTCTCTGCGCCATAATCAACATCTCCCGCACCGACTATGTTTACACCGCTACCGTCCTGCTCTGCGCTTATCTCTGTTGTCTGCTCGACCGTTTCAAACTGACTTTCGTACGCCAGCCAACATAAGTTTGTTGTGACCAGTAACGATATAAGGATAATTACAACCACCCATAGACGCTTAAAGTTGCGCTCCGAGCGTGTCATTTCTGCTTCATATACTATATAAGGTATCTGCGTCTTGTCGTCCATTTTGAGCCTTTCTGCGCTAAATGCGCCCATTACACAGCCGTGAGGTCAGCTTTGTTAATTGCTGCTGTCACTTGTCCGCGCTGACCGATAACTGCCCTGTCACCCTTTAACTCCATAACTTTATACTTCTGAGTGTAAACAAACACAGCTAAAGCACCGCCATTATACGTTTTTGCTCCCGACTTGACTTTTACTGTGTCGCCTACTTTGATGCTTTTCTTCTGCGTGACAGTGCCCGATATTTTTTCGAGGTCTGTGAGGTATGCCCACCCTGTGTAGTCACCCGATAAGCCTATCAGGGCTTCTTTACCATTACGGGATGTATTGTATACTTCGAAAATCTGTTCGTAAACGTAGTCAAACGGCTTCGTTCCGTCCGAGAATGTTGCACCCGGCTTCATTTTCACCCTGTCGCCGATTTTGATTTCCGGCTGGTCCGCAGATGGCTTTTTGTTACCGAAGTCCTTTTCGCCCGTCAGATACGGCAGAGGGTCAACATGTTCACCGTCAACCTGCACGTCAAAATGCAGGTGCGTACCGTAAGAGTATCCGGTGTTGCCCTCGATGCCGAGCTTGTCACCTGCCTTAACTTTCTGCCCTATCTTGACGCAGATAGAGTCGTTCCTTAAGTGCAAGTAACGGCTTGTGGTGCCGTTTTCGTGCAGTATCTTAACGTAATTTCCCGCTGTGTAATTTACACTGTCGAAACCCTCGATACCATTCTGCACATAAACTACCTCGCCATCCGCTACCGCAACGGCATGGCACACGCCGCCAAGGTCATTCACGAAGTCCATTCCGTGATGTGACGGATAGTCGGGCTGGCGTGTGCCATAGTCAGCCGTGCAATACTCCGCGTTCGTTTCGAGAACGTGACGCTTAAAATTCATTCTGCCTGTCATTATTCTTTTCCTCCCTTGCTACCGTTCGAGCTGTCAGCAAGCCCCTCGCCTATTGTATAGGCAATTACTGCCGCGCCGCTCATAATACAACCGCTAACCGTGTTCGCTGTGTTTTCACTGCCACCGAAAGCGACTATAAGTCCAGTCACAAATCCTGCAATTGCAAGCCACAGCTTCCTTGATGTCAGCTTTCTTTTCCAGTCAATCTTCACGCTTTTTCACCTCGCTTTCAAGTTCCGAAATTCTCTTATCCATACCTTTGATATGTTCTTCAACAACTGGTAATCGCTCAGCAAAATTGTTATGTCGGGCGACTTTATCCTCCAGCTGCTTTATGCGAAAATTTGTCAGTTTACCGCTAACAAGAACACCGCTTGCAGAGCCTACAAGCGTTCCAATCAGCGAAATGCCCGCAACGATTATGTTACTGTCCATCTGCACTCTCCTCCTCGGCGGGTACGCCGATTTCTTCTTTTCCCTGCTTTGCGAGTATTGCGAGCGCTTCCTCGCTGTCATCCGGGATAATTCTTGCGCCCTCCATTACTGCGTCCTCAGTTTCGATGCCACCGAGGACAAACGTTCCGTCCGGAAATATCTGCATTTTCATCACCTACGCTCTCTTGTTAGTGTATTTTATCATAAATGACAGGGTTTTTGTTCCTGTCAATGATATCATAACGGTGCCGTTCTCGATTTTCAGATGCTCGACAGAATCGCCGACCGTCAGCACATCTCTGTCGTAGGCGGTCGCACTTGTCAGCGTCAGCACTATTCGATTTCTGATAGGGTTTGTATTGCTGTCATAGTACGGCTCAATCTCTACCTGATTGTAGCCTTCGCCGTATGTGGCATAGTCAAAACTTTTGGGCAATTCCGCCGTTACAGTGCCATATATAACTATATCCGTATCACACATCCACGCTCGCCATATGTTATCGTCACACCAACGCGTGTATGACCGCTTTCTGATAACGGACGTATACCTCTGGACGCTGTTAAATGCGTTGGTATTTACATGGCGAATATTATCAACGGTAAGCTCAAAAGGCTCATTTGCAGACACAGGACGATTTGATATATTCTGTGCGGATGCCAATGCGCAGAAATACCGCTGACTCTTACCTTTGTCTAATGCCGTGTTCAGCTTAATACCATTTAAATCAATAGTCTGCCCAGTTATTTCTGTAGCTTTGAGGTAATCCTTGCTATCAAGTGCCATCTGTGTCGCTGTCGATACAGGCTTGTCTATGTCTGCAGTGTTGTCCACGTTGCCAAGCCCGACCTCGCTTGCCGTATACGTAGGCTTGTTCTCAGCTTTTGCCCACGCAGGCACTGTCGGGTCTGTTTCTTCCGTAATGTTAATGTACTTCAAATTGCTTAATTTGTCAATGCCGTTGGCAATTTTTAGCTTTGTTACTTCTCTTGTGTCGGCTTCCTGCTCAAAAATCATAAAGCCCTTCGGATAAACTGTGTTCGCTTCTAACTCCCATTCGGTTTTGGTTCGACAATCAAAAATCACAGGGACATTAAACACCTCAAGGGCGTTGCTTTCCTCCGTGCTTGACTTGATACGCTGTAATTCACGGTAGTTTCTGCCGACACAGTAATATTTGTTTGTTATCGTGCTGTACTTCCAACACGCGGGGGGCTGATAAGTAATGTATAACGTGTCAACATCGCCTATAGTCGGTAAGTCGTTAGGCTCGTCTGCTTCGCCTATCTTCATAACGTCCTGTGTTACATCGTATAATTCTAACGGTTCTCTTGAAAGTTGTACTGCGGCATTGTATTCTGCAATTGAAGCAAACGGAACTATACCAACATCTGGGCACGATGTGGTCGCATAATTACCAGCAGATGTAATATAATACCCTTTGCAGTTTATAACAACGCTCCCATAGGGATAGTTTTCGCTTGGTGCGCGTATTTCTGTATATTGAAACACACCTCCCCACGCGTTAGATGTCGTAGAATAAGCTGTGCCGGACGCATAATCCCACGATGTGCCATCTGTTTTTTCACCATATCCTTCGGTGCGTATTTGATACAATATTATTACGTTACCGTCAGAATCTTTGTTCGAAACTACTTTATATAACGTAAGCGGGTATATTGTTATTGTCTTGTATTCGCTTGTATTAGCAAACGCATACGATGGATATTTAGCAGAGCCAGCAATTGATTTTCCAAGAGGACTTAGCGCATATCCCTGCACTATTATGTCGTTTCCGTCATTACCATAAGTTATTTTATCGCCTTTGCGATAGCCTATTGTATGATACTGATATCCGAGATATGAGCTTGTGTTTTCGGAAATAACAACAGGATTTTTTATAGTCGTACTTGCCGAAGAATACCTTACGTTTCCTTTGTGTTGCTCTTCCATTTCGGACGGAGCGAGGGAGTAAAGCGTTTCGGTAAAGTAACCACCGCCGAAATCATACTTGATACCCATAACGCCAATCGTGTATTTTTCTCCGTCAAAATCGGTGTAAGACAGCATATCGCCGATTTCGTAATAGCCTTTTCCCTGCGTCTGCACGGTCATTCCCATAACGGACAGTCCAGTTATAACGCTGTTCAGCTTTTCAAGGCAACTTGCTTTCCCTTCAACCGTTTCGAGCGGGAAGTACAGTTCCACATATCCTGCTTCATCGCCAGTTGTCTGACCGCCATCATTCAGTACGGCTTTCTTGATGATGTATTTTTCGTTATTGACTTGACGGGAAAAAGCATCCTCATACGTTATGCCTGTTTTTGTATCAGTGTACGGAACAAATTTTACCTTTTCGTCTGCGGTTACAATAACATTACAGCCGTTCACTCCTGCAATTATTCCGAGCATTTCACGGGCGGAAGCATACGCAGGCTCTCCGTTATCAAGGTTGCCGAAGACAGGCTTTGCTTTCAGTTTTGCGTTGCACTTCCAGGTAAACGCGTCAAAAGCCAAGCCGTTTTGTGAGCAGATTTCCCCGACTACAGCTGAAAATGTCGCAGGATATGTCAACGCAGAGTTATAGTCTTTATCAAGCTGTAACATTTTGCCATATGCCGTATACGATACCGCATAATCGATACTATCGTAGCTGTACTCGTCAATATATCCCGTTGCAAGCGTGGCTTTTGCAGTCGATGTAAAAACTAACTCGACTTGTACCTTATCGCCTGTCTTGATGTTCAAATTTGGCACGGTCGTAAAAGATATTATCGGGCAAAAGGTCTGGCCGAGCTGAAACGAATTGCCCGAAGTCTGACCGTCAACAATTGACATCGAAATCAAACTATCGTTAGAAGTGTAAACCGCTTCTGTATCCGCAGGAAAAGACACATTGCCGTTATCGTCAACTGACTTTTTCCAAACGTGCAAGTTTATTGTGTAATTTCTTGTGTCACCGCTTGCAGATGTTTTGTATGCCGCCGATAAATTACGCATTACATCTCCTCCATTTCCAGTTCAACCGAGCCGTAGATATAACCGTTTGCCCTGTCGTTATAGTACGGCAAAGGTGACGGCTCATCAAATGCTTGGATACGCATTGATTTTGTCACAAGCTCTGCGCCATAGTAAAACGTTACGTTTGCCTTTATGCTCTGATACGCCGAGCGGAGAACGTTCATCTCGCTCTCCGACAGCATATTCACTTTAGCAGATACGTTCAGTTTCGTACTGCCGATACGGTCAATAAGGTATCTTCCCGACATTGTAGTTTTAACGCTTTCGCTTCTGCTTTCGCAAGCTACCTCAAGGGCGGAGCAGTTCGTAAACTCCGTATTGTTTATTTTCAGATAATATTTCATTTACTGCCCCTCCCTTAGTACGCAGGTATCTGTCTACCTGCGACACGATTCGCCTTGCTGTTATCATATGCGGTCGCTCTTGCCAGCTCAACGCCGTTATGCAATTTCATTGATACGTTTATCTGATTTGACGTTCCTTCGGCTGTTGCGGTCTTTATCTGTCCTGTTTCTTTCAGCGTTTGGTATGCTTCATTTACATCATAGGTGACGATACCCTTTTCAACAGCTTCTTGCCATATCGCTTCGTTTATGCCTTTATCACTTAGAGCCTTTGCGAAAGCGTCAGCCGCCGCTAAGCCCTGCCTCATATACTCGTTTGCGGTGATTCCTACTCCGCTTGTCTGCTCTTGTAACCGTTCGCTTTCTTCAAGCTTCGCAAGCTCCATCTGATGTGTCATATTGTATAAATCCTGTCCAAACTGGTTAAAAAATGCTCTCGTGTCATCGTACCATTGTGACAAGCTTGTTCCAAGCAAGCCGTCAATAATTCCGAGGATACCTCCTACAACGTCACTTAAGCCCTTTCCTGCATTTTCAAGTCCCGTGCTAAAGTCGCCGTTCAAGAATGACAATATACCCTTGATTATTTCAACAGCGCCACCTACGGCGTTTCCGAAAGCCGTGCCGAATGTGTTTGATACGCCTTCGTCAAGCCCGAACAAGCCCTGCAAAACACCCTCGATTATCTTTTGGCAGATTTCAGGCAGCTTTTCAAGGATTTTCGGCACTGCCTTTATGATACCGTCTAACAACGCAAGTGCTATTTGTATACCGCCCTCAATAAATTCGTCGAGGTGGTCTGTCAGAACATCAAGTATGCGCAGAATGGCATTTATAATCGTGGGTATCAAGTCTTTAATTTTCGGTATGCATTCGATTATACCGTTGATTATCGTATCAAGGATTTTGATACCAGTATCTAACAACGTATCTGCATTATCTACCAAAGCATCAACAAGCCCTTTAACGATGTCAACCGCCGCATTTGCAAGGTCGGGGAGTATATCGTTCACGATTTCGGGAAGCATTTTTGCCACTTCGGGAACTATTTCCTTTATCAGCTTTGCAACGCCTTTAAGGATTTTCTTCAGCCTCGGCATTATGTTTTTGCCGACCGTTGCAACGCTGTCAACAAAGTTATCAACGAGCTTGCCAAAATCCTGACTATCATCTGCTATGCCTACAAGCAGATTTTCCCACGCCGCTTTCATACTGCTGACAGAACCTTGTATTGTCGTTGACGCTTCTTTCGCTGTCGTACCCATGATGTCCATATTTGCCTGTACAACGTGGATTGCACTTACGATGTTTGCGAACGACATATCGGTTTCGTCAACCGTTACTCCAAGCTTTTTTTGCACATCGGTCATCTTTGACGCATCAGCGATTAACCGGGCCATTTCTTCTTGCGTACCACCATAACCAAGCTTTAAGTTGTCGAGCATAGTATAGTTCTGCTTCGCAAAACCCTGATAGGCATTCTTTAGACTTTCCATCGACGTGCCCATTTTATTGGCGTTATCAGACATGTCTGTTATCGCGATATTCGCATATTCAGCGGCCTTTTTCGTATCACCGCCAAGGGATTTTATCAACGATGCAGAAAAACTTGTTACAGTTTCCATGTATTCATTTGCTGACAAGCCTGCGGTTTTATACGCATTTGCGGCGTAATTTTTTACCGTGTCGGCAGACGTTTTAAAAAGTGTTTCTACACCGCCCGTCAGCTGCTCAAAATCAGCGTATGCGTCAAGGGATTTCTTTGCAAGTACACCTATACCAGTAGCCGCCGCCGCAACAGCCGCCGCCGCTACTTTAGCCGCCGCTGCAAGACCGCTTTTCAGCGATGAAGAAATTTTGCTTACCTTGTCGCTTGCTTGGTCGTCTACACCAATCTTGACAAACATATCAAGTAAGTCTATTTTAATCACCTCCGAGGGCATCCAGCTTTTCCTTTATCCCATTTATGACTTCTTCGCTTGTGCGTGTTTCTTCTTTCGGTGGATCGATTACATCGTGGTATTTCGTTGTCATGTACGCTCCTCCGTATCTTTTTGCAACAATTTCGTTCACATTAAACGCACAAATCGCCATATAATCACGGAAGGCTGACTGTTCATTTTGCCGCTGGATTATCATTGGCATTACGGCAATCAGCCCCCTTACGCTCATTTTTCTCGGCATATCCAACAGAGCCGAAGTTACTCTGTTTCCTGCGATACGCACGACCTGAAAAAACTTATCAGTTCTTCGTCCTTAACAAGTTCCTTTATCTGCGACATTGTTTTTATGATATTCTGCTTTGCTACCCTTTCGGGTGTGTCGCCGTTCACTGCAGCGAGAATACCAAAAAGGTCGGCCTTGTGCTTCTTCAGCACGATGGGAGCAATTTTTGACATCTTCTCAGCAGCTATCGCCACCGTTTCAAATGTAGTCTCGTGGCCTGTCAGCTGCAGACGCTTTTTCAGCTCGTTCATTAACTCCTCGTCGGTCGTGATATTCACAAAATAGATGCTTATCTCGCAAAGCACATCTGCCGCTCTGTCTGTCGTTAAGTCTGATAATCTCATTCTGCTGTTCCTCCTGTTTCGCTTTTAAACTGTAGGGTTGCTTTCTGCTCCGCTGTCAGTGCCACTTCCCGTACCGCTATCAGCCTGTGTTGCTTCTGCTGTTCCGCTTGTCGAGTAAAAGACCATAGGCATATCTGTCTGTGCTTCGATTGACACATGACCTGTCAGTGTAACAGAAATCTGACCCTTACCACTTTTGGTTGTCTGGAGCGAAAGACCGCCTGTCGAGAGGGCGTTTTTAAGCTGTATTGCGACCATACCACCGTCAGCCTTATCGCCCACCCACCAAATGTCCGAAAAGTCAGACTGCTTTAAATCTCTTCTCGGCACGACTTTTGTCGTGTCCTGCGTATCAATGTCCGCACTGCCGAGCGCCATCTTTATTGCCGCCGTACTCGTCCCCAGTGATGTAAAAGCAAGGGTACAGTCCCAACCGTCAAGATGTTTTAACTCCATCAAATTATTTGGGCAGTTGTCAACGTCCTCGCCTAAATCGCTGTATGTGGGTGTGCAGGCTGCGTTGATGCCGCCTGTCGTAGCGCAGATAATATCGCTATCCTGCGGAGCGGCAGCTGTTGCGGGCGTAAAATTCCTCAGCAGCACGCCTGCATCAAGCTGTAAATCATCAAATGTATCTTTCGGTATTACTGTAAATTTACCCATTGTTCACTTATCCTTTCGTCAGTTTAACGTGAGATAATCTGCACTCACGTTTATAATCTTTCTTTTTATTAATTCATCATTCATGTCGCCCATCGAATTTGCAAATGGCTGTCCCCTCTTAATCCATATCTTGCCACCATCGCATTCTATTAGCTGACCGCCTAACCCTATCGCCGCCGAGATTTCCTCGCATTTTGCGTTTATCGCTTTCCAGCTTGTCGAACGATACCAAAGCGAGAAGGTCATTGCAGTCGAGTAATCCCCGAAGCTGTCAGTCGTAACGCTATATGTGATGTACGGAAATTCTGCGTCGTCAGGGACGGAGTTTTCTTCGTACGCCGTCAGTCCGAACGAACCATAAAAGCTATGCAATGCTGCTGTCTTGGTCATGTCGTGTCACCTCACGTCTGCACAGAGGGCTCGAATTCCTCAGCTGTAAACTGAGAAATCTGGAATGACGCTGACTGTGGAGGTTTTTTGTCATCGCCATCCGACGTCGCCCGGAAGATTTTACCATCAGACAGTCGCTTAAACACGTCGTGGTACTCCACAGATAGCCCCTTGGGAACAGAGACAGTGTATAGCGAAGTAACCCCCGCCTTTTCTGCTGCACGTGCCTCCATGGAACTATCGAAGACTATTGCAGCTTCGAACTGCGCGCCCTCTGTCCATGAAACAATGTACCCACCCTCACCGTCGGATATCCTGTTCTTGTTCAGAAAAACACAACTGGTCATACTTTCAGATAATAGTGACATTATATCTTCCTCCATAAATTCAGCTTGTTAGCGAATATCTTCTGCCATGACAACGGTGTGCCCGCGTCAGACGACGCTTTGGTATAGCTATAACCCCCGAAAGATTCAGAGGTAAACGGCGAAGTTTCGCTCTCGTATTTCTTGCAGTATTCCTCGATTTTAACAGATAGAGCAATAAACGCAGGAGGAACGTTCATTGCCCATATCTGCCCGTCAAATACCTCGTCAACAAGGGCAGCGAGGTCGGATGGTTCGTTCTTGTAGACACCATCGTTAAAACAGCTGCCAGTTATCCGAAAGTATTGACCGTCGAGAATAAAATCAAGCGGCGAGATACTTTTGCCCTTGATAGTAAATGTTCCGTCGTGCTTGCCACCCTTGGGGGTGAACCAGTTTTTGCATTCCATACACATTTCTGTGAGCATTTTTCTCGCCGCCTTTCGATATCGCTGTTGTTTAGCCCTTGCTGAGGATTCTCGCAAAGGGAATAGCCTTATTGTCGTAGAAGCCCGTGCCACCGGAATTCTTTACCACGGTCCAGCGCGCTGCTGTTTCCAGCTGTTCGTTAGTGGGTGAGATGATAGCCGAAGTGGGCTGTACGAAGCTGAAACCCTTAGGCGCAAATATCTTACGCTGACGGGTAATCAGCATCTCCTTACCGCCTGCGGCCTTGGGGTCACGCCATGTTTCGGAGGGTACCGCTGCACCGCAGTCGCAGTAGTCAAACGCACCCTGTCCGAGGATGTAAGTTGTGTACTTAGTGTAAGCGGGGATGACGCTGGGAGATTCGCCGCTCTCAGGTACTTCCTCTGTGGGTACGTCGTCGTCGATAAGAACGGTTCTGCCGTTCCATGTCGCCAGTCCCACAGACCTCTGAACGCCATTAGCGTCAGTCTGCTTGAAGTATTCAAGCACCTGCAGATTCTCCAGATGTGTTGCTACCGTAGAGTGCATGATTGCCATGGTAAACAGGTTCTTGTTGTCACCGACTGCCTGCTGGATTGCAGTGTTTAATGTGGTTGCGCCAACCATTGCTGCATCGTCAGCGTTACCGGTAATGTCCAGCGTATGCTTAGTGTTAAAACTATTTGCAGTTACGCCGAAAATACCCTTGAGGGTAGACAGGATGGTGGCCTGGTCTACGTCGTCCCAATAATCTGCTACCTGCTGGGCAATGTCTTCCATAAAGTCATGTCCAGTCACGTCCTTGGAGAAATCCTTTTCCTCCCATGCCTTAGCACGGCCGACCACTATCATGGACTGCAGATATGTGTCAAGGGTGCCCCCAGTGATATCGGTGTTACCATCGTAATTCTGCGCATCGCCGCCGATAAGCCCTGTCATAGGCACACTGATAAAATTACCGCCTGTCTGCTCAGCCAGCATAGACTTAAGGTCGGGTCTGCTACGCAGTATACCTGCCTTAATAAATGCGTTCTGCTTTACGCGGGGAACGGTTTCGAGGTATCTACCGAATACCTCAGCATTGAAAATTTTTGAGTTAAAAGCTCCCATAATTTACTCCTTGTTCTTGTAAAAAGCCGATACGGTACTTGCGTTAGCATTGGCGTATTCCATCTGCTTGGAGAGCGGCAACTTCTCAAAGTCGGCTTTTGTCATGGCGGTGTTGTTACCTGGAGGTGTGTCAACGTCTGCACCACCAACGTGGTCCGACGTGATAAATCCTGCCCAGTCATTTTTGATTGCCTCAGTAAGCTTGTCTGTGTCTTCAAGCTTACCATCCTTTACAGTCATACCGCTGAAATCCGTAACTTTCAGTATTGCCGCAAGACGCTTCTCGTCTACGTGCTGCTCCTTCAGCAAATTAGCGTAGAGGGTCTTCTTGACTGACAGCGCCTTTTCCGCTGCCATCTCGCCCTTGTACTGCTCAAATGCCTTATGCTCTGCGTTGTACTTGGTTTCCCATTCGTCTGTGTGTGTAGCTTTCAGTGTGTCCAACTCTTTCTGGACATCTGCAAGCTTTTCTGCATCCTCTTTATACTTAGTGACGTCCTCGCGCAGTGCATTAATTGATGTCACGTGCCCATCAAGTATTGCGTCGATTGCGTCTCCCATACCCTCGGCAGGAGTACCTGCCTTGCTGAGTATTTCTTTGATTGATGCCTTGGTTAATGCCATCAGTAATCTTCCTTTCTCTCGGCGGCTGTCTATCGCCGTTCAGATTGCTCTTTGTTATTGTTATTATACCATGTCGTGCGTGTATTTGTCAATACATTTATTTGCATCTTTTCATTGTCAGCTGTTTTTCATTTGTATTGTATTGCACCCCTAAAGGGGTGTGCAATACAATACAAATGACAAACTAACAGCCGCGCATTTGTCGTTTTCATCGATTTGTATTGCTACAAATAAGCGTCAAGGTCAACCCCGAAGCGACTTCTCGGTAGTTGACCCTTTGACAGTTGCAATTATTTGTATTGTCAGTCATTCGGCTATTCATTTGACAACTATTCGCCGCCTTGCAACTCGCTTTTCAGTATACTCCGATACTTCTCCATGTGGTCAGTTGCTGCGGGTTTCAGATAGGGCTGCGCGGGTGTGTTGACTGTTCCCATTTCCACATACACTGCGTATTCTACATTTGTGCCGATGTAGGCAGCTTCGTCGTCAGTGGTATGCGTTATGCTGTTACGCAGTCTACCCGTGTCAACAGGGCACAGTCGTTTTGCGTAGCCCTCGGCAACTAGTCCGATTTTCTCCAGTGCTCGCGCTTTTGCTCGCTCGATACTATCGAGTACCTCTTCGGTATGGTCTTCAACTTCAAAGTTAGCCATCGTCATTCACCTCCCATTGCGGAATGCGTTCCTTGGCACTTCCTTTGCGTTCCCTTGCACGTTGATGGGTATATACGTCCTCTTGTACCCCAGGATGCAACATGCCCACGGAACGCAAGAGAAGTGCCTCTTCTTACGGGTTTGTTATAAATCTTTTTCATAATGCGGACAATCCGCGTTCTCCCACAACACTTCAGACGGTTTTGTTGCATACTGTTCACAGCTTCCATAGTTGTATCTATCCGCTGTATATCCGCCTATTGTAACGGGCTTGAGCCTATACTTGCAAGTTGCGCACTTTATTTCCGCACTGGGAGTCGTTGTGCGTGTATCCTCGTCTTCCCATCTCGCCATTGTGCATTCCTCCTTATTTCATTTGGTCTATAACTTCAACTTCAACGTATTTGGGGGAGTATTTGCTGTCGCTACGAACGCCCAATACGCGAAAAGATGTACCACGCTGGAGAAGCGTTTCAAACTCTTCACCGAGATATCGGGCTTCCGATACACCATCCCAATCTCTGCCGTTACCGTTTTTATTAGCACCACCAAAACGCGATATCGGTTCTAGATATGCCGCTTGCGTACCCTTAGGAACGAAAACTCGTAGTTGCATAAACCCCGAGAATTTCGAACCCTCTGCCGTACTGCATGACACAAAAGCTTCATCACGAACTACGCGATTTGCTAACAGATTGGTCAATTCTTCTGGTGTTGAATCAGTTAATACGTTAGTAGGTATTTGTAAGAAGCTTGCCATGCCGTCTGCCGTTTTGAAACTGCGTACGAGCCATGTATCCTCGGGCATTTTATTTTTCTTAATATAATTCGTAAGGTGTTTAATATAGTCTCCGCGCCCTCCACTATCCAAGTCAACTTTGTCCACACCAACAAAATTCTGCCAGCTACCCTTGTATCCACGAAGTGGGAGGTTAAATCCGTCAGAATTCCTTGTATACCGAAACGCGGCATCTCGTTCGCTGTCCGGTGCGTTTTGCCAACACTGACCTGCTACGGGTCTTAACAGGCGGTCTGCATCGGCTTTGGTATTGTTGTCAAATTTGTGTGCGTTTTGCCTGCGCTCTTCCGAATACCCGCCAACAACGTTCGGGGTTGTGGTGGGTAGGGGTGCTGTGGTAGTCGTTTTCTTTGTGTGTCCGGCTTTCCACTCTTCATAGCTCATATCGCCAAGCTTCGAGTTTCGTGGAGCGTCCGACTGGTCAATGCCCTTAATTGCGGCAACCAGTGTGCAACGGCAGTTATAAATTTCCCACGCCGGGCCTTGGGGGTCGCCCGGATACCGACACCCGTTTGAAAACTTTGCGGGATGCCATTTATCCTTGGCGATAGCTATTCTCTCACCGTCCATCTGCCTGTGTGAATGCCGGGTGCGTCCGTCAAGGGTAGCAAGCCATTCCTGCTGCATATCGATGCCCATGTCCTGAGCGTGTTTGTAGCTCTCTACTCTGCCTGCGTTCTGCGCGGCAGTCATAGAAGTACGGGCATTCCGTACGGCTGCTGAGTGATTCATATCAGTCACTCTGCGGAGGCTTTGTGCTATCTTCGGTATGCTGTCGCCCTGCAACACCGCCTGCGTAATGACTGAGTTTATCTTCTGCTTGTTCCAGCGTGAATCCTTGGGTATGTCTACGGAGGGAAGTGGCAGCAGGTCAGGGTCTTTGGCAACCAGATTTTTCAGCGTGTACTGGTCATACAGTGTAAAGCTCAGGTCAAGCGAGGTGTCGTGTTCCAGCTGGTAGGCAGCGTAGTTGTGATTTGTGGCGAACGTTCCCGCCATGTCGTTTCGCACCATGCCCATGGCTATTTTGTTTGCATTGGTATAGTCGGCCGCCAGTGCATCAACCTTATCCTGCCACTGCTTGCCCACAGCAATCTGCCCTTTACGCCATTCGAGATACTGCGCCTGCGTAATCTTGCCCTGCTTTACCTGCTCCAGCTTTATTGCGTCCTTTGTCGCAAATCGCTGTAGATAGTCTTCCATTTTCGTCTGTGTGTCCGCCTGCGCCTGCAGATATACTTTGCGCAACTTCTTCTCCAGCTTTTCAACTTCCTTGTCATTCTGCTTGTTGATGTCCACCCGTTCTCACCTCCAGAAAGGCCTTTCTCTTGCTTTCCGTTACGCTTCTTCGCCCTCTGCACCCACAAGTACGGGTACTCGCTCCTGTGTCTCTTCGGGGCTTTCCGTAGGTTCTCCGCGTGTCATGCGGTTAACATCCTCGGTATCTTTCCTGTGCAGTATGTCCTTAACTTCGTCGGGGGTGATAAATGGCAACTTGCCAATTACCGTTTCCTCGTCAAGATACTGCGCCGCCTGCAGCACCATTTCGGTCTGCTCTTTCTGGTTAGATATGCGGTTGCGCTTGAAAATCGGCATCGCGTCAATACCCATAAGCGTCAGTATCTGCTGCACGAACTCGATGATGTTGTATTCGAAGTCGTCGGCATTTTCGTCGAGGGGTTGGTACGCTGCATCGATGTGGTCATTCGTAGCCCCTGCAGCAATGGTATGTACATCCAGCCCACCGAAGTTCTCGTATATGTCTGCTCTGATATCGGCAAGGTACTGCTTTCTCGCCTGGTAGGGTATGTCCTGTGTGTATGGGGTAACTTCGCCCTCGTCTGCATTGACAATATGGTTTATTTTCAATCTGTCGCGGAATCTTGCGAGGTCATCGTCTCCCATACCTCCGCAGTTGGAAATAACCCAGTAAATCTCGCTGCAGTCGGTAAGGTCATTCGCGAACCCACTGCGGATAAGGTCATAGCTGTCGATAGCTTCGCGCATACCCACGAGGGTTGATTGATGCAGTTTGCTACCCCATAAAGGGACTATCGGCAGCGAGGAATAATTTTCCACGCCTACCACCTCAGGTCCGCCAGCGGGAGTATAAGATATTCTGGTCTTGTACGCTCGCTGCTCTTGCTCTACCCTAAACGCCAGGCCTTCGTCGTCAGTTGATTTATATCTTGTGTACCCGTCAATCTCGTAAAGTATAGCTGTCGTGGGCTTGTCGGGAGCGAGCCGCCAGAACCTTATGCCCGCCTTGAGGGTGCCATCGTACTCGTCCCACAGCGGTACAAATTCGGTCAGCGGAAACACATACAGTTTATCCACGTTCCAAAAGCCGAAAGACACGCCGTGTATCAGCGCTTTGAAACCAAGGTCCCAAAGCTGCGTGTCGAAGTTGGACCCTAGCTTTTCCTTGATGTTGTCATTTTGGAAAGATATACCGTTTCCGAGCGAATATGTGCATCTCTGCGTGTTGAGACGATGGAAGAAATTGCTCGCGATTTTGTTGTTACTCGCGGTAAAGTCCTCGATAGGCTCGCCTGCAAGGGTAAATATCCGCTGCACGTACTCATGAATAGTTGTATTGCGCTGGTGGTCATATGCGTCAGCTAGTATTGCATCCGCAAACATAGGGCTAGTGCGATGATTTTCGATTGCAATGCGGATAAACCCGCTCATGTCGCCCCGCTGTTTGTATTCTTCAAAATCTTGATAAGTTAAAAGCATGATTCTCCTTTCAGCCGCCAAACGGCGACTTGTATTCGCTGCCGCCAGACTTGGCCAGCCGCATAGTTCTCACGAAGTACCGCATGGAATCCATCAAATGGTCGTTGACCTTGATAGGACGGTCTTCGCCCTCTTTCGCATCCCAAACGTAGCCTTCAATTTCCTTGCGCCAGTTGATTAACCCGGACGATATTTTGACCTTGCCCTTTTTCAGGCAGTTCGCTGTATCGCGTATGCCGTCCATCACGTTATTGTCCGCCTTACGGACGCTAAATTTACCGCTCTTGCGCAGGGCAGCAATAAAAGAGGCGGCAGAGGGGTCAATTATCGTCAATATAGACTGCTGCGAAACTCCCACTATGCCTGCGACAAATTCCTCCATTTCCTGCAAATAATCATCATCAGTCTTCATTGACCCTTCGTCCCTGCCTGAGTAGTAATACTCGCTGATAGCATGCCATGTCATGCCCTTCCTAGCCCACAGAAGAGCCGCGAACGCGTTCTGTGTACCATAGTCGATAGAAAGGGCGTATTGGTCGGCGTGTACTTCCGTGAGGTCAGGAGAGGCCTCTTCGAGGGCGTTTAGATACATGGGGTAGATAAGCCCTTCTGCCTGCGTCCATTTGCCGAGAATATACCTATCGAAGAATACTGTCCCGTCGTACTCGGATTCGAGCGCGTGAACGTATCCGGGACTGAGAAATGGGTTGTCGTAAAGGGTCCATTGCTGGCAATACACGTCAACACCCTTGTCTTTGCTGTCGATAAACTTTTTGATAAAGTGCGTGGGGTACGATGGGTTTCCCGACGCATCACATACCGAGTACGGCAGTGATAGTCGGGATTTCAGCAGCTGAAACACCTCAGCGTTGATATCCACTATTTCATCAACATAGACATACTTAAATTTCGCACCTCGTAGCTTCGATACCTGCGACACCTTCTCAGCACCGAGGCAGTACACCTTTTCGCCCATAATAGTTGCGAAATTTCGGGAGTTTATTTGTGATACCAACTGCTCACCCCAGATATCCCGCATGGGCTCAAGCACATTTCGCTCGATAGTCTCCTTAGACACTCCAAGGATAACATTTAATCCTTTCCTACCTGCCCTCTCGACAATCCGGTGAGGTATAACGTACTGGACGTCAATAAAGGTCTTGCCACACTGCGTTGCTCCTATTTTTATGTTCCAACGGCAGTTGGCATTCCTGATATATTCGGCCTGCTTAGGACTGACCTGGATATTGGTGTCCATGTATCGTCATCTCCTTTACTAAACGTCTAACACGCAATCGCTTCCTTGGCGTTTTTCTTGCGTTTCTTTGGGCATTACTTGTTACCCGTACTTTCGGTGGGGTCAGTATCGTCCTGTGCAACGGAAGCCACGGGAGAAACCTCTTCTGCGGCTTTCTTAATCGTCACCATCATGCGCTTAGCCATGTCCACGGCTGCTGCATCGGTATCGAGGGGGTCCTGGATTGCCCGCCATCTGTCGGGTCTGCGGGAGAAGAGCCAGCTCAAGCATGCTTTGACATCAGGGGGTATATGCTTGCGAATTATTTTTGTCGTTCGCATCTCGCCTTCAACCAATTCGCGGATAACCTCGTCACATTCGTATCCGAGGGCGCGCTTTAGCAATGCCTGCTCTACCTTGCCATTCGTTACATCCTTAGATATACCGAGGGCTGTCGCTAGGTCTGCGCTTTGCTTGGTCCATCGCCACAGGGTTGCAGCAGATACCCCGATGTATGTTAGGGCGACCTCCTCAAGGGGTATACCCTCCCTGCGCCACTGGCTAATTAGCAAGATTCCGTCAGGGGATAACCAGAAAGCCTTGCGGTCGTTTATGCCCTTGCTGCTATTGGGAAAGTCCACGTATGCCATATCACACCTCCTCACATTCTTATTCTTTATACCATTTTATCATGCTATATATGTTCTTGTCAAGTAATCTATTTACCTACATCCCGCAATTGCACAGTTGTATTGCAGGCGTTGCGTTTGTATTGTATTGTATCCCTAAAAGGGAATACAATACAATACAAATGACAGCAAAACGCAGAATACAAACGAATACAATTGACAGTACGGGCTAGCACTCCTTTTTAAAAAAGACCGATGACACCTGGGCGATTTGACAGTTGCATTGATTTGTATTCTGATTTGTATTGACGCAATTGTACGAGCATTGCATCATGTAACGCTGTTACAGAAGTGTTGTGCAATATGCACAATCGGGTGCACCCAAGCGGGTATGTGTGTTGTGCAGTCTGCCAATGCATTGTGCAAATTGCACAAAAAGAAGCCTAAAACTTTGTGCAATCTGCCAATTGACAAAAGGGTATTTGCTGTGGTATAATTTTTATAGAAGGTTGGAAGACCTTCACGGAACCACCAAGCAGGTTTCGAGGGTAAAACAGAATGTGGACAGTCCCGCCAGCCAACAAGGTTTCAAGCGGAAAACGCAATGCGAGAGGTAACCTCGAAACCACTTAAATTAAGAACCACAGCAAGTGCAGGAGGAAAAACACCATGACACAGACTATTAAAACAGCGTTCGTAATCGACGACACCACCTACAACGAGAGCAATGGCAGATACTACAAGACTGAGAATGACAAGAAGACCCGTATCAGCAAGGCAGCGTACGACGCAGCAGCAGCTGAATGGGTAGAGATGGTCACGAACAAGGCAGAGCAGGACGCAGAGCAGGACGAAGTGGACGCAGTTCTCGACGAGTTAAATCACGGACAGGATGCAGTAGCGGCTGCGGCCAAGAAGCGCAAGCCCAAGGATGTGGCCCACGAAGCAGAGGGTGTGACCCTTACCGCCAAGCAGGTGGATTTCATCAGACACCTGCCGGATACTTGCTTTTGGGAAAACGGGCTGGAAAGTTGCATCTGGGTTGACTGCCTCTGTGATGACATCGGCGGACAATTCAGGGACAAGCCCATGACGGTTGGTGCGATGATTTCCACCCTTTGCGAGAAGCAACTGGGCGTGAGATGCCGTCAGAAAGTCAATGGCAGAATGGCGACGAGCTTCAAGCTCACGGAACTGGGACAGAAGATAGCAGCAGAACTGGGCGTCGAATGACGCCCTATGGGTGGGAGGACAAACAAATGGAAAAGGTATTTTTTGAACACATACAGTACGATGGTGAGTACGACGATATGAGCGGACTGCTGACAGTATCAAATGCGCTCACAGACAAGACAGTAAGCAAGCACTACGCAAACAAGTACACAGCTAAGCGTGGCTTTATGGCTATCGTAAGACGCATGCAGAAGGTAGAGTACGGCACAGAGGATTGAGGGCTTCGGCTCTCACCCTTCGGGCGATAAAGAAAGGATCATTAATGCTGCAACAATACTTAGTACCGAAAACTTTTACAACAGGAGATACCCCACTTGAATATGAGTATACTGTTAAAGATTGCGATATGCGCACACGCGCAAGCCGCCGCTTGTCAAAGTATGTGTGGAGGGCAAGTTTTGAATCTTTATTCGGTCTTGTTGAACACTACGATTTTACAGTAAAAATCAATTGCTTGGGCGATATGCGCTTGATAGCCCCAAATAGCCAAACCGCATTTGATTTTTATCGCATTATTACATCTGATCATTTACTTGGTGATAGTAAGGGGGTGTAAAAATGACATATGTAATAATCTGCAAGCTCAAAAACGGCAACATTATCCCGGCTTTTGCTGAGAGTTTTAGCGTGGCAATGCGTATCGTAGATATGTTTATAGATGGCGAGTTTACCGAGCGCGTCGAGGTAGTCAAAATCTCAACAGGTGCAACGATAAAATACGTGTTTTAAGGTTCTGAGCGGTTGTCCTTTAAACAGCCGCATCCCAGCCCAAATGGGTGTAATATGACTGCAGTGCGACGGCAAAATAATATCGCACATGTTATTTATATCGGCAGCAGAACCGCTGAAAACCGCATTATCCCTGTGCGGTGAGCAAAAGTACCAGCTACCCGCGCGGCTGAGAAGCGCGGGAGAAAAGGGGGTAACAACATGAAAGCAAGAACAGTTATTTTATTTGTAATGGCAAGACTAATGGCCTTTGCGATAACAGCAAGCGCGGCGGTAATGTCGTATCTGCCGCTGGCGTACTTAGCATACGAGGAACGAGGATACTTCGCAATAGGCGGGGAGGTCCTCGG